GAGATACGTCAAGAGATTTCAGTGATGCAGAGAATTTAATTACAGATTCCAATATTAGCTTTGGAAATAGTTTTATTAATAATGGAGAAGGATTTGCAAGAACTATATCAGTAAATGCTTGTTCAATTGGATCGGCATTCCGTATTAGTGAAGGTGTATATTTCTTAAGAGGATATCTAGTCAATGTTGATTCAGATATTCTTATTCTTGACCAATATAGCAATACGCCTAGTTACAGGATTGGATTGGATGTTAATGAAGAAATCGTAAATGCTGATCAAGATACTTATTTAAATGATAATGCTAATGGATTTAATAACTATGCAGCACCTGGTGCAGATAGATTAAAGATTACTGCTACATTATCAAAGAAAGGTTTAGATGTTTTTGATGTTCCTAATTTTGTTGAATTAGCGAATGTAAAAAATGGTGTTCTAAGAAAGATAAATGATAGAACAGAATATAATCTTTTAGCAGAAGAATTTGCAAGAAGAACTTTTGATGAATCTGGAAGCTATTATGTTAAGGCATATGATGTTTTTGCTAAAGAAAGTTTAAATGATGGTGTAGGTAATAATGGTCTTTATAAAGAAAATCAATTAACTGAGACAGGACAGAAACCATCAGAAAATTTGATGGTTTATAAAGTTGGTCCAGGAAAGGCATATGTAAGAGGATTTGAAGTTGAATCACTGGCACCTACTCTTTTAGATATTCAGAAACCCAGAACGACTAATCTACTTGAGAATCAAGCAGTTAATTTTACCTTTGGATCTACATTAAGACTTAATAGGGTATCGGGATCACCTAAAATCGGTCTTAGTACCTCAGAAACTTTGAGTTTAAGAAAAGATAGAGTTGGATTAAGTTCATATACTCCTTCAGGAAAGGAAATTGGAGTTGCAAGAGTTTATGATTATGCTTTAGAGTCTGGTGGTTATGAGGTAAGTAACTATAATTTGAACAGATGGGATCTTTCCATGTATGATGTTCAAACTTTTGGTGATCTTCAAGTTAATGAAGCAGTTACTTTAACTGTTCCAACTCATATTAAAGGTGATTCTAGTGGAGCTACTGCGTTCCTTAAAAATGCTGTATCTGCAGGAACTGCTTTAACTGTATATCAGATTTCTGGAAACTTTATTAATGGTGAGAAATTAGTTTTTGATAATGTATCTGCTACTAGAGTAAGCATTGGATGGACTAATTATGGATTGGGGGATGTACGTTCCGTATATTCTTTAGTTAATCATGACAATGCAGGAGCAGGTTCTACATTCTCTGCTGATGTCATCCCTTCAGATTCTACTGTAATAGGAGTTGGTAGTTTTGGTGCAGCATCTGGAAATACTGCTACTTTTAGTAGTCCTAACATAACTTTCCCAGGTATTGTAACGAGTGGTAATTATCTTAAGTATACTCGTCCAGGGTTAACTGATCCATCATTTGCTAAGGTTGATGTTGTAAATACAAATTCTCTTACTGTTAGTGGAGTAACTACGGTTACTGGAATTTGTGATGGTCAATTAAGTCTTGCTGGACAAGATGTAGAAGATCTTACTGTTTTAACTACAGAAACAGAAAAGACTAAAAATGATGAAAGAATTTTTGCTGTATTACCTAAAAGAAACGTTTCTTCAGTAGATCTGGATGGTGGTAGTGTTATTATTAGAAGAGAATTTGATGTAACAATTAATAAGAATTCTTCTAATGTTATTTCAGTAGAAGCTGGTTCTAATCAAGTATTTTTACCTTATGATGAAGAAAGGTATGTATTGACAAGAGGAGATGGAAGTACAGAAAAACTTGCATCTGATCAATTTGATTTTACTAATGGAAGTACTAGTGTTCAAATTAATGGATTGGGAGCTAATGATGCTAGTGGAGAAGCAAGATTAACTGCTACTTTAAGAAAGAGTAAAGTAACCTCTAAATCTAAGAGGAAAAGTCCAATAAACGTTTATCTTATTAATAAATCAACTGAAGAAGGATCTGGTACAAATGCGGGTAGTCTTTCTACGACGAGGAATGATGGGTTAACCTACGGAAATTATCCTTATGGTACTAGGGTACAAGATGAGAAAATTTCTCTTAATGTTCCTGATGTGATTAAGGTTCATGGAATATATGAATCTTCTGATACTTCGGAACCAACTCTTCCCAATATAGTTCTTGGATCCTTGGATGGTCCTACTGGTAAAACTGATGACTTAATAGTTGGAGAAGAATTTGTAGGATCATTAAGTGGTGCCAGAGGTACTTATGCAGTACAAGTGGATAGTAGTAAAATAAGTTTTGTTTATCGGAATAAGAATACTTTCCAAAATGGGGAGATTATTAATTTCTTAGAGTCTGGTGTTAATGCCATTTCTTCTACTTTAGATAATGGTAGCACTAATATAACTAAGAACTATACCTTCTATAATGGTCAAACTTTAACTTACTATGATTATAGCTATATTTTAAGAAAGCAAGGGGTTGTAGCGCCTACTAGAAGTCTTAAAATCGTTTATACTAAAGGTTATTATGAGGCTTCAGATACAGGAGATATTACTACTGCTAATTCTTATGAAGGATTTGATTATGGAACCGAAATCCAAAAGGTACAAGAATTTAGAAATACTGATATCATTGATGCACGTCCAAGAGTTAATGATTATTCTGTAGCAGTAGATGCAGCATCTCCATTTGAATTTGCTGGACGCTCCTTTACAGATGATTTGCACAGCACAAAATATATCTTTGCTTCTGACGAATCGGAAACTATAGGATTTAATTATTATCTTCCACGTCTTGATAGGATTTATTTGACTAAAGATGGGGTATTCCAAGTCAAACTAGGACAACCTGCAGATAATCCTAAGTTACCTCAGCCAGTTGATGATGCAATAAATGTTGCAAATATAGCACTTCCTCCATATCTCTATGATGTTAAGAATGCACAAATTACATTCGTAGATCATAAGAGATATCAAATGAGTGATATCTTTAAATTAGAGAATAGAATTAAGAATCTTGAATATTATACTACTCTTTCTTTACTAGAGAATAATACTGCTAACTTGTTTATTGCAGATTCTCAAGGGAAGAATAGGTTTAAATCTGGATTTTTAATTGACAATTTCTCTTCAGTTGGAGATCAAGATCTTACTGTTGGTGTTAAGAATAGTGTGGATCTGAAGATGGGAAGGTTGAGACCTTCACATTATACTACTTCTGTTAGTTTGGAAGTTGGTTCTGATGCAATCGCTGGATTAGGAACTACCACTAATACAAATGCAGATCTTAACTATCTAACCAATATAACTGGTACTAATATTAAGAGAACTGGTCAAGTAGTAAGTTTGGATTATGAAGATGTTGAGTGGGTAAATCAACCATTTGCTACAAGAGTTGAAAATGTTACTCCTTTCTTAATTAAAAATTATGAAGGAGCTATTGACCTCAATCCAAGTGTAGATGTATGGATTGATGTTAATAGAGTGGAAGTAAGAGATGTCCAGATGGAAGGTTCCTTTGCAGGAGTAGCAGACGCATTACAAGCAGAAGTTACTGATGCTGCTGATGGTAGTCGTCTGGGTGTAAGTCCTGTAATTTGGGATGCTTGGCAGACTAATAATGTGACTCAAGATCTTGACATGAACCTAGATATTCGTCTGGGAACTCAACATGTAGGTCCATCACAAGGAGGTAATGATCGGAATCAAGTTGATGCAACTGTTACTGCGGGTGTAGTACTTACAACTACTCTTGATCAGAATAGAACAGGAATTCAGCATACTGTTAGAGAAGAAATTGATACAGAGTCTCTCGGAGATAGAATTGTAAGTAGAAATATAGTTCAATTTATGAGGCAAAGGAACATTTCGTTCACTGCCAAGAGAATGAAACCCAATACTCAAGTATATGGTTTCTTTGAGAATGTAGATGTTAATAATTTTATTGTTCCTAAATTATTAGAAGTTGAGGTATTGAGTGGTGATTTTGCAATGGGTGAGAATGTAATAGGTACGATGCCTATTTCAGAAACGGTACAAGATAATTTTGCACCTTCTGTTCCATACATTTCATTTAGACTTGCTATTCAAAATCATAAGTATGGTCCTTATAATGATCCAACAGATTTCTATGTTCAGAACCCTTACAATAGAGATGTTGATGTTCCACCAGCTTATTTTTCCAATACCAATCTTTTAAATATTGATTTAGAAAGTTTGTCTAATGAAAGACAACCCGAATATTGGGGTTGGGTTCAGACCGGAATGATTCTTAGAGGTCAAAGTAGTGGTGCTGTTGCAAGATTAACTAATCTAAGACTTATTAGTGATAATATAGGAACTATACAGGGATCCTATCAAGTTCCTGATGGTAATGTTCCAGGAAATCCATTATTTGAAACTGGAAGAAGTATTTTTAGATTAACTAGCAGTTCTACTAATGATAGAACAGGTGGAGTTGTAACTACTTCTGCTGAAGAGATTTTCTATTCACAAGGTGATCTTGATACTACTCAAGAAGTTACGCTTTCTCTCAGAAATGCAAGAGTAACACATGAAGATTTTAATGAGAGTAGATCATTAGCAGCTAGAGATGAGGTAACTCAGACAGCAACAGATGCAGTTATTGTTGGTCCACCACCTCCACCACCAAGACGTGACCCATTAGCACAATCATTCTTTGTGGATGATACTGAAGGTGTCTTTATTACAAAGGTTGATGTGTGGTTTAAAACAAAGGATTCCTCTTTACCAGTTTTCTGTCAATTGAGAGAAATCCAAACCGGTATACCTACCTTAAAGGTACTGCCTTTTGCGGACATTGAAGTTCAAGCAGATGATGTTGTTGTTTCAGATGATGCATCTGTTGCTACTACCATTACATTTGATTCTCCAGTTTATTTAAGTGGTAAAAGAGAATATGCTCTAGTTTTCCTTTCTGATTCTACAGAATATCAAGTTTGGATTTCTCGGATGGGAGAAGCAGATGTTACATCTACAGCACAAGAAGCAGGAACAATTTTAGTTACTGCCCAGCCTATTCTTGGATCTCTATTCAAGTCACAGAATGCTTCTACTTGGGATCCTAGTCAGTATGAAGATCTTAAGTTTAAACTTTATAGAGCAGACTTTACTCGTGAGGGATCTGTACAATTCTTTAATCCAAAATTACCTGAAGATATCCAATTACTCAGAGAGAATCCAATAGATATTGATTCTAAGACTGTTAGAATTGGTATTGGTACAACTTTACGTGATACTGGTTTAGAGAAAGGAACTACTATTGTTCAATTAAAACCAAATACAAATTATCCTAATGGAATTGGTACTTATGCTGCAACTGGTACCTACGTAGGAAGTGCTGGAACGGCACATGGAGCAATGAATATCTTGAATGCTGGTATTGGATATACTCCAAGCAGTGGTGCTCTTAGTTATAGTGATCTTACTTTAACTAATGTTACTGGCAGTGGAAGAAATGCAACGGCTAATGTAACTATTAGTGGAGGAGTTGCTGCAGCAGCAACAATCGCTAATGGTGGTACTGGATATCAAGTTGGTGATGTTCTTACAGTTTCCTCTATTGGTATTTCCTCAGTTGGTAGGAATTTAAGGTTGAGTGTTCAGCAAATTGCTGGTGTAAATGAACTTAAACTTAATGAAGTTCAAGGAAACTTTACCGTTGGAGCAGGATATACATTATTCTACAATACTGCTGTTGGTGTTGCTACCACAATGAATGGTAACTTTGGAGGTAATGTATTAATTACAAGCACTCCTCAGGAAGTATATGATGGATTGCACTTGAAGGTCAATCAGAGAAATCATGGAATGCATTCTGATGTGAATAAGGTTACTCTTAAAGGAGCAAAATCTGATGTTGGCCCTACAACTTTGAGTGTTGATTATAGTGCATCTTCTACTGGAAATATTTCAGTGGCAAGTACAGCAAACTTTGCTAAGTTTGAGAATATTTCTGTTGGTTCAACCAACCCAGGTTATGCGAGGATTGGAAGTGAAATTATTAGGTATACTGGACTTTCTGGTCAGAACCTAACTGGAATTACTAGAGCACAAGATTCAACAGTCGCATTCCCACATTATAATACAGATTTAGTCTATAAGTATGAAATGAATGGTGTATCCTTGTTAAGGATTAATAAAACACATGATTTAAGTGATGGTGATATCACTGATCAGATAGGATTAGACTATTATTATCTGAAGGCAGATATGACTGGAGTTGGTGCTGCAGGTAATCCTACGATTACTGCCAGAGATGGAACCACCTTCCCCAAACTATTCTTTAATGAAACTAAGAGAACTGGTGGAGCCGAAGTTAAAGCAACTTATAATGTTCCATTTGAAATAATAACCCCAGATATTCAAACAATTAGTCCTAAGATGACTAGTCTATCTGCTTCTGCAAGGACAGTTAGTGGTCAGAGTATTGATGGAACTGAATCCCCATATGAAGATAAGGGATTCCAACCCATTGCTTTAGGAGCACAAAACTTCTTCAATTCTCCCAGAATTATTGCTTCCAAGATTAATGAAGATGCAAGGTTACAGAACCTTCCAGGCAGAAAGTCATTTAGTATCAACATGAATTTATTAAGTGTTGAAAGCAAACTTTCTCCAATGATTGATTTGTCTAAGAGTAATGTAATATTTACTTCTAATAGAGTAAATAGACCAATTACTGATTATGTCAGTGATAAGAGAGTGAATGGTATTGAGAATGATCCTAATGCATTCTACTATGTCTCTAAACCAGTTTCTTTAGAAAATTCCGCTAGTTCTATAAGAGTTCTTCTTACTGCTTCACTTAATGATTCTAACGATATTAGAGCATTTTATGCTATTCAGAATGATATTGAAGAAACTGTAATCTTTACTCCATTCCCTGGATTTGCAAATCTTGATAGTGGTAGAACTTTTGGTAGAGTAATAGATCCTTCAGCAAATAATGGAACACCTGATACTAAATTGAAGAAGAATACAGATTATGAATTTATACCTGGTCCAAGATCATTTAAAGAAATTGAATGGACAATTGATGAACTTCCTGCCTTTAAGATCTTTAGAATTAAATTGATTATGACTTCTACTAATCAGGCCATTGTTCCTGTTGTTCAGGATTTAAGAGCTATTGCCCTTGCTTAATATGACTAAGAATCTTATACCGGTTGAAGGTGAAAACTATCTTTTTAGGGATGCAAAATCTAATGCGATTATTAACACTAATAAAAGTGGATATGAATCTTATATGGCTCAAAAAGAATTCCAGGAAAGTGAAAGTAAAAGACTCAATCATTTAGAGTCTGAAATTGGTGAGATTAAATCATTACTTAAAGCCCTAGCAGAGAGAAGTATCTAATGGCACAGCATTCCTTTAAATTTGATACTGATGCAGGAGTTGCTCAGGGAGTTAATTTAAAAATTAACACAGGTTCAACTTTTAAGGATGGTTTTACTATTACTCGTCCTAATTCTACTGCTTTTGATTTCACGGGATGGAGTGGTTCTGCTCAAATGGCAAAAAGTGTTGCTGTTGGTGCAACATTGGGTGCAAATAGAACTTTTAACGTAGGATTTACTAGTGCTGCTGGTGGTAAATTTGATGTTTCCTTAGCAGCAACTCAAACTACCGACTTAAGTGCTGGAAGATATGTTTGGAATCTTTTACTTACAGGAGATACTGAGACTGAAAGTGTATTAACAACTGCTATTTCTGCAGGATCTACTGCGGGAATTGGAACTACTGCATTTACTATAAATTCTAAAGCTAATGTTGCGGTAGGAGATTCTGTTACTTTCTCTAGTGTAAAAGATGCTCCTGTTGTAGGGGTAAGAACAGCAACCAATGTAATTGAAGTTGGAGCTGCCAATACCATTTCCTCTAAGGTAATGCCTGGAACAGCCGTGACCTTTACTAGAGCTGGAACTGCTTCCACCATTTATGACTTAGCAGAAGGAACTGTTTTGGTAGTAGCAGGTATTTCATCATCACCATAAATATATCAAGGGATAAACTGTCTCAATGCAACCATCAAGTAGAACTGATTTTAAAACATATTGTTTAAGAAAGCTGGGTGCTCCTGTCTTGGAGGTTAACCTTGCATCGGAGCAGTGTGAAGATTTGATTGATGATGCTCTTCAAATGTTCCAAGAGAGGACTTATGATGGCGCAGCACAGACATACTTAAAATATCAATTAACTCAGGCGGATATTGATAGAGGAGCAGGTCCAGGTTCTTCTACTCCTGTAGGAATAACTACAACTACTGCTACATCTACTGTTGGTATAACATCATCTTTTAATTGGGAAGAAAATAATAATTTCTTACAAGTTCCTCCTGAAGTTTTAGGAGTAACAAAAATCTTCCATTTTGATGGAAGTAACACTGTAACTAATAATATGTTTAGTGTTAAATATCAGTTATTCTTAAATGATATCTATTTTTGGGGTGCTACTGAACTTCTTACCTATGCAATGACAAAAACGTATTTGGAAGATATTAATTTTCTTCTAACTACAGAAAAGCAAATTAGATTTAATAAAAGACAAGATAGATTGTATTTGGATATAGATTGGGATAGTGTTAGTGAAGGTGATTGGTTGATTATGGATTGTTATAGACTTCTTGATCCAAGTGATTATAACAGAGTATGGAATGATCAATTTTTAAAGCAATATGCTGTCGCATTAATGAAAAGACAGTGGGGTCAAAATTTACTTAAGTTTGGAGGGGTAAAACTTCCTGGTGGGATAGAACTTAATGGTAGGCAAATATATGATGATGGTCAAAGAGACATTGATTTCATTATGGAGAGGATGTCCAGTACCTACGAGTTGCCACCGTTAGACATGGTAGGTTAATGCCATGGTTCTTAATCCCTATTTTCAACAAGGTGCAGTAAGTGAACAGAATCTTGTTCAAGATTTAATTAATGAGCAGCTTAAAATTTATGGTGTAGAGATTTATTATCTTCCTAGACAGTATGTGACAAAAAATACTGTTATTAGAGAAGTAATTGAATCTAAATTTACGGATGCATATCCTATAGAAGCATATGTGGATACGTATGAAGGATATGAAGGGGTAGGAACTTTATTATCTAAATTTGGAATTCAAGAACTTGATGATTTAAATCTTATTATTTCTCAGGAAAGATATACCAGTTATATTACGCCACTTATTGAAAATATACCTAATATAGAATTAGCGACTAGACCTAAAGAAGGAGATTTAATTTATTTCCCCTTAGGAGATAGACTATTTGAAATCAAGTATGTAGAGCATGAAAAACCTTTCTACATGCTACAGAAAAATTATGTTTATGAATTAAGATGTGAACTCTTCCGTTATGAGGATGAGGTTATTGATGTTGGTGTGGATGCTGTAGATGAGACGGCAGTGGATAAGGGATACATTCAATCTCTTACTCTTATTACAGATGCTGTTCAAGCAACTGCTATTACTGGAATTGTAACTGAAGGTGGATTAAGGAAGGTCACTATTGAAAATAGAGGTAGTGAGTATACTAGTGCTCCTAGAGTTGCTATTAGTTCTGCTCCATCTGGAGGAACTGATGCTGTAGGAATTGCTACACTATACGGTGATTCTATTGACTGTGATGGAATTAAATCACCGAAGGTTCAGGGAGTAGAAATAAGGAATTCAGGTTATGGATATACAGTTGCTCCTGGTATTGGATTTATTCATAAGACTGGTGTAGGTGCTGCTGCAACAACCGAAATAGCAGATGGTACTCTTGGTATCGTTACTCTTACTGCAGGGGGTTCTGGATACATTAAGGAACCATTAGTAACCATTGCTGGTCCTGGAGTAGGAACTACTGCAAGTGCAAGAGCCGTTATAAGTTCTGCAGGAATTGTCACTGCTATTAGGTGGACAGATGCTGGTGTTGGATATACTGTAGGTGATACTCCTACAATAACAATAGGTGCTCCTGATACGGGTGCGTTTGGAAATTATGAAGTTGGAGAAACTGTTACAGGTGCTGCAAGTAGTACCACTGGTATTGTTAATAGTTGGGATGCAAGTACAGGTGTCTTAGAGATTAAGATAGTTGATGGAACGTGGACTCTGGGTGAAGATATTGTAGGTCCAAATGCTACTAGAGCAGTGAGCATCATAAACACTGATGATACGGTTACTGCTTTTGCTGACAATGATAACATAGAAACAGAAGCAGATGCTATATTAGACTTCTCTGATAGCAACCCATTTGGCGATCCCTAAATAGAGCTGATAGGTGTATTAAGTAATGTTTGAGTATTTTTATCACGAAATCTTAAGAAGAACCATTATTTCTTTTGGTACTCTGTTTAATGGCGTGAACATTAAGCATAAGGATTCTAGTGATAACACTACAAGTGTTATTAAAGTTCCTCTGGCTTATGGACCTATTCAAAAGTTTTTAGCACGTCTTGAACAACAACCAGATCTCAATAAATCGACTCAGATTACATTACCAAGAATGTCATTTGAGTTTATTGGAATGCAATATGATTCTACTAGAAAAGTAACAACAACTCAGACATTTCTTTCAGGAGCTTCATCAGATAAAGCCTCTGAAAAGAAAACATATATGCCTGTTCCATATAATATGACTTTTGAACTTGGCATTATGACAAAGTTGAATGATGATGCACTTCAGATTGTTGAGCAAATAGTACCTTATTTTCAACCACAGTATTCTCTTACAGTTGATCTTGTAGAAGCAATTGGAGAGAAAAGAGATATTCCTGTGGTACTAGAAAGTATTACTATGACTGATGATTATGAGGGAGATTTTAGTACAAGAAGAGTGTTATTATATACTTTGAGATTTAGTGCAAAGACTTATCTCTTTGGTCCTGTTTCTTCTACTACTACCGATATTATCAAAAAGGTTCGTGTTGGATATATTGCTGCAGATTCTTCTGGCACAGATTCCAGAACAGGTGGAAGAGATGTTACTTATGCAGTTACTCCAAGAGCAACGAAGAATTACGATGGAGTTGTTGCCACTAACTTGACTAATGATATAAGTTTGGCAGATGTGGTATTTGACGTAGATAGTGGAAGTTCTTTGACAGTGAACAAATACATTGTTATCGACAATGAATCTATGTATGTTGACAAGATTAATGGCAATCAAATCACTGTTCTCCGAGGGCAGGATGGAACCACAGCACAAGGACATGTTAAGGGTTCAGATATTGGTACCATAACTACTACTGATAATGATCTTATTGAGGTGGGTGATGACTTTGGATTTGATGGGTCTTATGTATGACAAAACAATTAGACAAAGCATTTAATATTGCTCCTACTGAAGTTGTAGTAGAGGAGACCGAGATTGAGGAATCTCCGGTTGGTATTCAAAAACCAGATAGACTAAAGAAAGATGATATTGAAAAAGATTATGAGTATACAAGAGGTAATCTTTACAGTATAATTGAAAAAGGTCAAGAAGCAATTAATGGAATTCTTGAACTTGCTCAAGAGAGTGAGATGCCAAGAGCATATGAAGTTGCTGGTCAGTTAATTAAGAGTGTTTCTGACT